GTATTACGCTTACCGACATGGCGAAGTCATGCTGTGCTTCCACCACGGGCACAAAGCTAAGATGGGTAGCCTTCCCAAAGTGTTTTCAAGCGAGCCGCGTTTCAGGCAAGACTGGGGCAAATCGAAGATAGCCTATATACATAGCGGCCATTATCACAGCGAGCGAGTATTAGAAGATGCGGGGGCCATTACAGAACAGCACCCCACATTAGCATCGAGAGATTCTTACGCAACAAGGCTTGGCCTTATGTCCCAGAGGGGCGCAAAGGTTATTACCTATGACAAGACGGAAGGCGAAGTTAGTCGGATCACTATTCGCCCCGGCAATTAAGTCTCAGCATTTTCTCCTAAGACATCTTCAATGGTGGCCCTTGTAGTAAAGGGCTTACCTTTTGCGTCAATTAGATACTTGATATTTTGAGACTCTAGCACCTTGATTAACTTCGGCGTTGTATAAGCCTTGAAAATTTCAAATAGCTCTCGATAGTAAACATATTCAGTCATCAAACTCTCCTATAAAAAAGCCCCGGAGTACGGGGCAAGGGTGCGGGGAAAGGAACCAAAACCCCACACTGGAAGTTACCAAGGGATGTCGTCGTTTGGCACTGACTTTGGTGGGCCACTGCGAGCAGGCTGACGAGCTGGCTCTTGCGGTGTTGGCTTAAACGTATCACGCTCAGCATACCACTTGCCAGATCGGCCTTCTTTAATCTCGACATTGATCCACTCAAGCGATGGATCGCCAGCTTTTTGTGCTCCTATCCACGAGCCAAACTCATCAAGCTTGAACGACAGCTTTAGCTTTACAAAGTCCGGCGCTGTATCTGGTGGTAGCTTGACGATCATGCCGTCTACAAATTTCTTTTCTTCACTCATAGTGTTCTCCTTAATGGATTGATTTTCATTGCTTGGTTTTCAAGGGTAGTAAACACACCACCCTTTGATTGCGCCAGATTCAAAGCCTCCTTTACCTCATTCGGCGTCTCTTCTACGATATAACGCAGTGTTTCCCACTCTTCATTAGCTACTGCGCTTTTAACTTGCTGGATAAAATCGAACTCCTCGCGTATCACTTTCATGTACGCAAGGAACTCTTCTTCGTTGGTTACCATCCTCGTTTTGCACCGGTTGTTGCATTGTTGGCGTCGTCGTCTTTATCAGCTCCAATGCCTAGCGCCATTGATAGGCTGTACCTTTTTGCATAAGTAACTGCACTGCCGAACGCTTGAGCTGTTGGCTTATCTGCTCGGACAATCATCTTGCCAGTTGATAGCGAATCACCATGGCCATACAGCACAGTCTCAATGCAAGCCCCTACTTCACATTCATGGCTTAACTGCTGAATTAATATGCCCTTACTATTTAAAGCTTCCTTTGCATAGTCCCAAAGATCTTCAAACTTAACGTAGCTACTTTTAAAGTGAGGGTTTACTGCATCTGCCTTGGCGTGGTCTAACTCTTTCTGAACTTCTAACAAGGCTTCAATTAGCTTGCTCATATCAGTCTCCTTTTTGGTAGGTCAGGCCATACTATCGAAGTTTAAAAGAGTTGTAAAGAGTTGCAAACCTTTTAAAGGTTGTTGACAAGATTGGCTAGGTCGGTCACAGTTAAAGACTTTTCAGACCAAAACAGAGGAGACAGTAAATGACTGATGAGTGGTCAATATACTGCGATGAGCAGAACCAAATAACAGCACCAACATCAATGTTAAAACCAATAATGGCAGGGCAGAATGGGAGATCCGCCCTAGACCGATTACGCAGTGCGGCACTTAATGACCGCATTGAAGAGCTTGAGAGCCGGCTGGCTAAAGAAAGAGACGTTATCCCCGGCATGATTACCACTGGAACTGTAACGCTCGTGTACGCCCCGTCAGGAGCTGGTAAGACGGTATGGATTCTGGGCAACTTATTCCAATCTATCCGCAACAACCTTATCAAAGGCTCGGATGTTATTTATTTCAATGAAGATGATGGAGCCAGGGGAGCTTTGCAGAAAGCCAAACTTGGCAAGCGCCACGGCATGACAATGGTTACGCTAGCAAATAGTAATGACCCCTCACTCCGAAATACTAACCAAGCACTCGAGCTACTTAACGCTATCCGCGAAGAAGGCGAAGCAGACGGCAAGATTGTCATTTGCGACACCCTCAAGAAGTTTGTAGGCGTAATGAACAAGGGTGAAATGCGTGATGTGCTTCATGTGTTTAGAGAGTTTGCGGCGGCAGGAGGCACAGTCGTATTGCTGGGGCATTGCAACAAGCATCGGAGCATGGATGGAAGGCTTATCTTTGAAGGCGTTGGAGACCTCAAGGCTGATGTAGACAATATGTTTGGGCTTGATCCTCTCAACGATAAGTTTTCATTTCACCAAGAGTTGTTAGTAATCAATGAAAAAGATAGAAGCCAGATCAGCTTCGAGGGTGGATTCAAGTACAAGCAAACAAGTGAAACGGTGGGCTACGAAGAATCCGTAGACTCTGTTGAGTTTATGAGCCCCGATGACATTAGTGACATGAAAGCTAAACAGTCTGCGCAGATCAAGATTGGCAAAGCCATTGCTAAATACGAAGACGAGTACATATTTCTTAGCAGTTCAATGAAAGCTCACAAGCTTTACTCACAGGCAGACTTGTTTGACATGCTTAACGACAGCGAGATCAATCCAAACGGTGTGACAAAGAAGATGCTCCGCACTTGTATGGAGTTACTTAAAGGCAACAACCTTAAGCTGGAGCGCAGAGGAGCGCACGGCAAAAAATATTATCGCTGGATACCAATGTAATCAGAATGCCCAGAATGCCTAGAATGCCCAGAATGCCCCAAAACCTCCAGAATGCCCCTAATGCCCACATCTAGACCCCTCGTTGCTAGGGGAAAAGTGGCCTCTTTTCCCTAATTCAGGGGAAAAAGGGGCTGTTTTCCCGCTAAAGTGTCGCCGCAAGGGGCCTTAACGCGACAAGTAGGGGGGTAAAACTAGGGCATTAGAGGCCAGCTGGGCAAACTGGGCAAACTGGGCAAACTGAATACTAAAGGAGATTGACATGATAGAACCATCACATCGCTGGCTAGTAGACAGCAAAGACAAAGCAAACTTTTTTATTAACTTCATCCTTGACCAATGGCAGGAAGGCAAGACAATCCTGTACTACATTAAGGACACTACCCGCAGTGACAGGCAAAACAATGCAATGCACCTATGGTTTAGGCAGGTAGCTAGCGAGCTAAATGACGCAGGCCATTACGTGCGACACCCGTTTAGTGATAGCTTTGAGATACCCTTCACTGAGGTGTTAGTTAAAGAGACCCTGTACAAGCCCGTTATAAAGGCCATGCACGGCAAATCCTCAACAGCTAAGCTAACCCCTATCCAACTCTCGGAGGCCGCCGAGGTGCTAATTAGATGGCTCTCAGAGCATAAGCAGGTATATGTACCATTCCCTCAACAACTAAAGGATCAATTGCAATGAAACTAAAAAGAACAGCGGCAGATCACTGGTTTAGTAGATGTGTTCGCATACGCAATGAGTTCAAATGCCAAGGCTGTGGCACGCAATACGAATCAAATAGCACAGGACTGCACTGCTCTCATTACTTTAGCCGCGCTAAGAAGGGCCTACGGTACGACAAAATGAACGCATTTGCTCACTGCTATGGGTGCCACCAGCGATTTGGTAGTAGCCCGGACTACTTCGTACGTCATTATATTGACACCTACGGCGAAGGTGCCCTTGAGTTAATTAGAGAAAAGGCAGAAGACATCGACTTAGCTAAACGGGCGCACAAAGAAGTTAAAGAGATAGCCAAGCATTACAAAGCAGAAGCCGCCCGCATGGAGAATGACAGGGCGGCAGGGGTAAGGGGCTGGTTAGAGTTTGTTAGCTGGGATTAAGGCTCAGGATTTTGTTTCCGCATCGCCTCTTCCAAAAGGCCCTGAGTAGTTGTTGCGCCAACTGCTCCTGCGGCTCGCTCGCCAGCCCGCGCAATGTTAGTGTAAATAGGGAATTCTTGAGCAATAGCTTGGATAGGTCGCTTTTCATCAAGAACGTCAATAACTGTACTGGCAATGCCTCTTGCGCGGCTTGTAAGAACTGGCTCCATACCTAGTGCCATAGTTGGCAATAAGCCTATGTTTTTAATTTGCCCGTATTGGTAATCATTAAGACCCAGCGTATTGGCTGTTAGCAAACTTGCCCAGGCATCGCCGTATCCGCGAGCTAGCCCACCAAACGAAGCCTCTCCGTCACCAAAGATAAACTGCCGGCCTTCATTGATTACCGCATAGCCACCGGCTCCGTATGCCGCATACCGGCCAAGGAACTCTGCCGCCTTCTTTGGTTTACCTGCCTTGATGTTGCCCATAACCTCGCGCAGTGCTAGCGCTTGTTGCTTAACCACAAAGCCACGCAATGCCCACAATGGCCGCAAATTGGGATTCCTTGCCCATGCCGCAGGACGACCAGCCGCACTAATTAACTGCTGTTGACCTAACCCAGCAAACATTAGTTGCTCAACAAGCTCTTTGCCTTTTCCTGTATATTTCTGCCAATCAACACCATGCTGTTTTAGCTGAGACCCTATAAGATTTAGCTCGGCATCATTAAAGTAAAAGCTCCAGTTATCTGCCAGCCTTCCTGCTTGAGCATCATCTGCCGCACTACGGAGTACGCCGCGCATTACACCTTTTTTTCCAACTTGATCCATTGTCGCAAAACCAGATCCTTTCATAAGAAAGTCTGTTCCTTTGCGCATAGCGGTGGCTGTATTAGCCATAAATCCGCGACCCTCATTTGCTAGCTCATTTGTTCTATTTACAAATTCACCAAAGTTTTGGTCGTTTAGTCCAAGCTTTTTAAGGTCAGGACTAGGAATCTTTTTAAATGGGTTAAGAACCTGCATTCCCTCAAGCACCGCGCGGCCACCATACTTTGCACCAACAAGCGGTATGTCAGCGATATTGAGGATTGCAGACATAGGCCCCGCTAGGGTTGTTGCATAAGCGCCAGAGTTTGCGGCTTGAATCAAAGGATGCGGAGCGCTTTGTTGGCCCATGATTGCATCAGTAATCTTTCTCTTTGCGTAGTCAGCTCCGTCAGCAGAAAGCCCTTTAGTAATTAAAGTTTCTTTGAAGGCATCCATAAACCCTTCCGGGCTAAGGATTGGCGTAGGCGCACCTCTAGGCGCAAATGGCGTTGGCTGAAGGATCCCTTCGGCAACTGGCGCTTTAGGCGGTATAGGTACAGTAATATCTACACCAAACTCTTTTTGAAGTTGAGCAAGACGCTCCATCTTAAATACGCGTTGCATATCAGAGACAATGGGATTGTCATAATCTAATGGATTGGGCGCGTTGTACTCTTTGTTTAGATAGGAGCCGCGAGTTAACCGCTCTTGAGCCGAGTCTTTAAATATACGATCTTCTAACTCAACACCCTCAAGCCCTTCTTCTTTAAATCTGTTTGCATTAGCGTTATTTCGAGTATGCAAATAAGTACGACTTTCCTTGTAATTACCGCCAAACACTCTTTTGTTTAACTGCTGATTCTTTCGGAAGCTGTAATTTAAGTAGGCTTTAAGCGTATTCATGTGCTCAGTGCTAAGATCAGATGCCAACTCTTTTTCTAAAAGAGCAATAGACTCTTCTCGGGTCGCACTTTTTTTGCCTATTTTTCCTGCCGCATAATCAAGCAAGGCGCCTTTAGCTTGTGTGCTATCGTTAATAATTTTAATTACAGGAATTAATCGCTCAGATAAATCGCCCAGCTCTTTGTTGGTTGTTCGTAGCGCTGTCTCATCTGCCTTTTGATATCTAGCGCCAACTTGGGGACTAACATCTCGTATCAACTCATCAGATACGCCTGTTACTTTGTCGTTATAAAAACGACCAAAGGCGCCTTTAATGCCTTCGTACAACTCTCCTGCTGTTTGCGCTTCGGATAAAGGCTTTTGCGCATATACAGGATTGTCTACTTCAGTAAACTTTTCATTTGCTTTAGCCTCTTCTATAGCCTTAACTGCGGCTATATCGTCTACATCTAAAGCATCATCAGCAATATCATTAGCTTCTGTACGTAATCCACCAGCGGACGATGGCGTAATAACCTTGTCTATAACGCGACCCATTGTAGCGCCAGCTAACGCGCCAGTAATTCCCCCAAGCGCTCGCTCTTCAAATGAATCTCCTTGTGCGGCACCATAGATAAAACCTTCGGCTCCAACTTGCCCTGCTACGCTTGTAATCCCAGCCTTTCCTAAAGCCTTTGCCAAACCAACTCCAGTAGGAATAGACGCTATAATTTCGGCTGGAAGAGCATAGCTAGCAAGTCCAGGATTTTCTTTTTTAAATTGATCTCTAGCTACTTCATATTCTAGCTTTGCATCTTTGTATGACTTGTCAGTTGTTGCCGCTTCTAAAGCCGCAGATAACTCGCCAAGCAAGCCAAGAGTAACTCCCTCGCCCACTTCGGTAACAAGCCCAGCAACTCTTTCCGCTCTTTTTTCCTTAAGTGCCTGTAGTTTTTTAATTGAAGATTCAGGAACAACAATGTCCTCAACTTTTATTGATGACTTATCTTCTGATCTTTTTTCTAAAAAACGGTCAATAGACTCTTGAGGGACAACAATGTCTTCTAGTCTCATGACTATCTTTTCCCTCTTCCTTGGTCATATTCTTGAACCTGACCAAAAAGTATTTCGCTAGCAGTAGGAATACCCATAGATTTGCGTAGTTGCGTATTCGCGGCCTCCATTGCTTTTGCTTGATCTACTGGATTGTTAGGGTCTAGCTCTGGATTACTTTCATAAATATCACTTACTACATCTTGAATTGCTTGTGCGTAGTCAGCTTCTGTTTGAAGCTCAGTCTGAGTTCTTTCGAAAGACTCGGGAAATTTGTTTTGAACAAATTCAAGAACAATTTGCTCTGCTTCTGGAGTCGTCTTGTTTAATATGGAGTCAACAAGATACTGCTGGTCCTCCTCAGACAAGCCTCTTAAATCATCTTCAAAGTCAGTCATTAAGACATCTTTTGCAAAAGACAGGTCTCCCTGCTCTTTTAGGTCGGTCAACATTACATTTAGTTTTGCTCTAGCCGCAGGCTCATCTAAAGGCTTAACGTCTCTTAGTGCTAGTGTAGTGCCCATCTCAGAAACTTTTTTTAAGGCTGATTTAAGAATCTCCCTGTTAGCAAGAATAACGTTTTTAGTATTTCCTTCTTGAAATTTAACGCCATACTGCTCGCCTAAAGCACGTTGCTCTTTAGTTAAAGGCGTCGGCCTAACATCAGCCAAAAGTTTTTCATATTCTAGTTGTGCTTTGTTAGCTTCTACTTGAGCTTTTTCAACTTTTTTAACGGCATTGCCAAGATTGTTATCAATAAGTCGTTGCTTTTCTGATTTATATCTTTCGCTCTCAGGGTCAAGGCTAGACAAAATTGCAACAGCTTGTTTTTCTAAGGCATCTTGAGTTTTATTTTTTCTTGTTAGGTCATCAAGTCTTTGCTGTCCTCGTTGCTCTTTAACTGCTTGAACTGTTTCTGGCTCTTGTCGAAGTTGGTCAATGCGCTCTTTAATTCCGCGCATTACAACCTCTTCATTTTCTGTTCTTGATTCGCCTTTGGCTTCCAGTTGCTCATAAAGAGCTTCTGCTTTTAAAAGATCGTTAATATTTCTTTCGGCTTTTTTGGCATCAATGCCTTTCATTTGAGTATTAAGGCCATCTAATGCGCTAATTAACTTTGAGCGCACCTTTTCATTTTCCTCGGTTTCTAATCGCCTTACTACTTCTCTTCTTGCGGCAACAACACCAGCAACATTGCCGTCCTCATAAGAAAGATCGCCAGCTAAAACTTGATCGCTAACATCAAGCATTCGGCCTCTTTGCCCTTTTAATTGCTCAGCAGATCGAGCAGAAACTAAATCACCACTAACCTTGGTGTATACAGCCTTTAAAGCATCTCTTTTAGCCGGATTTGTTTCAGCTTTTAATTGCTCAAGAACAGAGTTTACTTGGGCTTCAACCTCATCAATATTGCCTAGCCTAGCCGCTTCTGAGCTTGCTGTTTGGATATCAATTAGTTGGTTGTCGAGACTAATAAGATCTCGTCTTTCTTTTGATTTGCGAATATTTTCGCCAGCCCCACTAATGTTTTGTCCGGCAGTAAACAAGCCTTGCGTATAGGCAGGCCGGGTAAGAGACTGAAGAAACGCACTACTAAACTTTGCCATGTCAACCTCCTTTAAGCTGTGGGTATATCAAATTTATAGTCAGATCCTAATGCACCGCTTAACAAACCACCACCAAGCGCACCAGCAAGGTTAGCTTGACCAAGGCTTGCTCCAAGCAATGCCTCAAGACCCGAAGCCGTAGCCTCACCAAACAACCCTGCACCATACATTTGTGCTTGTTGTTGCTGTCCTGCGGCGCTCATTCCAGGCGTGATAGCAGAAAGTAGTTGTGCTTGAGGGAGATAACTAGCACCTAAAAACTGCTGTCCTAATGCCACTTGTTGAGCTTGCTCTGCTCGGGCTTGATCCATAGCGTTGATTCGCGCTCTTGCAATAGACTCTTGCTGTGCACGCTCCATAGCCAATTGATCGGGAGTCCCACCATATAGGTTTGTACTAACACCTAATCGACCTTGCGCCGCGAGGCGCTCTTCTAAACCTAAGCGCTCCATACGCTCTTGAGGCCGCTGAGCCTGCCGAATGCGCTCAAACAAAACGTCTTCACGATCAACTAACTGCTCAGGCGTAAGTTGTGCGCCCTCAAAGAATTGGCCGGCGCCACCAAACATGCCTTGTTGGAATGCTTGCTCTTCAGGAGACATTTCAAGTCCATACTGAAACTGACCAGTAGTAGGATCTTGAGTAATTCCAAACTGACTGCCAGTAGCGCTTGTTACCGTGTATGGCCTAAATGCTGTTTGCTCCATTTGAGTTTCAGCAAGCTCACCCATTCCAGTAGTAGCGTCATCACCAACATCTTCTAGCCGATTATAGGCACTAAGCAGTAAGCCTAAACCTGCGGAACCCCCAAGCAATCCTCCGTACTCATCTATAAAAGTTGATAGACTCATTGTGTTTCTCCCTAATTAAACTGTTTTGCCTATTAACGCTAATAGGTTTATTTCTTGAAGTGATAAAGAAAACCCGTTGATGTCAGCCTCAAGGCCAACAACCACCGTACTACCACTACCCACAGCATTAAGACTGCGTTGGTTAGTTAGTTCGCCGCCAGTAAACTCTGATAGTGGATTTGAATTTGGGCCAAACTCGTTGACACTGTAAAAAGCAGGGTTTTGATTACCTACCGTAAACTCTGTTGTTCTGTAAGATGTAGCAAAGTCGTAGGCAAACTTCATAAATACAGTAGCGCTGTTTGCGCCTACTAGTGTTGGCTTAATTTTCTTAAGGATCTTAAGACGAGAAGTATCACCAAATGTTAAGCTAGGGCTGAAGTATTTAAAGCGGTATCGCGTGCCGTTATCAGAATAACCTTCATACTCACTAATCCCGTATTCTGTTCCTACGTACAGCGTACCGTTAGCTAGCCTTTCATAAGACGTAAAGACAGAACCGGGCCATCGAGTTACACGAAGCGACCCATCTTCTAAGCTACCCCTAACATCAAAACAAAATGTAGTTTCCTGCCCTACAAAAGTAAGCAGATAAAAGTTTTCTTCTGGGCTGTAAATAGATCTAAAAAACTCTGTTTCATTCTGAATTAAGTTAATAATATCTTTAGTGATCGTTCGAGACAGCGTGCTAATTGGCATCGACTTTTCTCGAATTGTTCTGCCAAAGCTACGCAATCCTGTGTGCGATAAAAACATAACGTCAGTGCCAGTGTGCTGAACTGTATCCCTATCAACACAACCAACACCTGCAACCGTATCAGCTAGAACCATCGTAGCTGGCGCTTCTGCTCCTTGATAAACCACAATGCTGTGCTCACCAAAGATAATAAGAAGTCCGTTATGTGCGGATAACGCAACAATTTCATCATAGCCATCAGGCCATACTTTGGAGATATCAATTCTGCCGCTTGTTCCGCCAGACCAATCGTGACCAATCAGTAAATCAGACCAGTAAATAGTAGATTTATCTGAGTCAAAGTCAGCAGTCCAAAGCCGGCCATAAGCGCCAATAACTTCATTGCCATACATAGTGTCAGCAACACCAGCCGCACCAGCCACGCTACCAAGAGTTTGCACCGCACCTAAAGAATTGCTGTAGACCAAAGGCTGATAGCCACGTTGAAAGAAATAAATGCTGTTATTAAAGTCAACCATCTTCCAGTTGTCGGAAGTAATTGTATAGCTACCGGGCGTTTCGTCTACTAGCGTAGTTGTGCCGCTGATAATCTTATTGTTACCAACAGAAAATATTTTGCTGTTACCTGCGTTATCTCTAAATTCTTTAATTCTCCTAATTGCTGAAGATCCTAATGGAAAGCCTGTAGGAGCGACTAGGGTAAAAACCGCTGTTGTTTCTGAGGTGCCGCCGGTAATGGTTTCTCCAGCAGAAAAAATGCCTGCTCTAGAAGTTTCAATAGATATTTGAGTGCCATTAGTAATGGCTTTTACTGTGGCTGAAGCTAACGAACGAGAGCCTACTATTGTTTCGTTTACGGTAAACCCTGTAGTGTCGTTAACTGTAATTGTTTCGTTAGTTAATAAATCGTAACCCTTGCGTGTCGCAATACGACCACGCTTGTCGATAATTGCGTTATCCGCTACCTCTGCAAACGACGGATCTTGAGCTATAGGAGAGTCTTCAGTGTTAATACCTTTGAAGGCTGGCGCTACAAGATTAATACTGCGTAGTTCTTGTGCCATATTAGATAGTCCTAAAGATCATTTCTTCTGGATGTTTTGCCGCATCGATAGCGATTGCATCAGATAAATATCTATCAGCAATACTAAAATATTCAGCAGTAGATGTACCGCCCGTCTCGCCACGCTCGCGCGCAAGCAACGCTACTGCCAAATGAATGACAGGCTTTGAAGGAACAAGAAGCACATCAGAGCCGTTAGTTAGCTCTGCTTGTCGTCGCACCATTACAAATCTAAGGTTGTAAGCATCGTCTGGCATGGGATACAAGCGAACTTGAGTGTCACCATTAGCGTCAACACCATCAAATGTGTAGTACGAAGGACTGCCAGTAAGACCGCCTTTAGCGGCTATAGCAAGCGTTCCATTAACGTAGCTTTCATTGTTAAACCAATCTTTAGTTTGATATTCAACTTGTCTTTTTGATGTTGTGTCATAGGCAGACATTACCTTAACGTCATCGCCACTACCCGCAAGTGAGTAAAGATTGTTATCTGCGTCGGTAACAAAAGCAGACTCTCGTGTGCGCAAAGCAGACCAATCAGCAGACTGCTCAACAATAGTTTTTGCGTCATTAATAAAGTCACCAACCATCTTTGAGTAAGTGTTGTCATTTACGCCGACAACTTCCTCTTCACGCAAACGGCGCAACACGTTATTCATTATGTTGAGATAAGTCATAAGTCAAACATTCCTTTCTTACGTTTCTGCAAGCTGTTTGCAATTACGCCGCCTAGTGCTTGATTGTAGTCAGCAACAGGCTTTGGTTGGGATAGTAGCCCAGCAGAATAGTCTCGTGATGGTGGAGCAATAATTTGTTGAAGCATGGGTAGTTGATAATTAAGGCCAGTCATAAACGGTGTGCCCCTACGACCACCACCGCCACCGCCTGTAGGTGGAACAGAAGGCTCTGGAGGCTCAACAGGAACTTGAATACCGGGACATTGGCCATTTTCATAGTCACTAGGCTTAGTGTCATCTGCGCACTCAGAGCATAAAGGCCAGTCTACAGCGCCATTGGCACACGTTTCTTCGCCGGGTTCTGGCTCCGGCTCAGGACTAGGCTCGGGCTCGGGCTCGGGCTCGGGTTCCGGTTGAGGCGATGGCCCTAGAAAATCTTGACACTCCTCTGGATTGGCCTGTGCATAATCAGGATTCTCACAAGGATTTAAAACTACAGTAGTGCAGTTAGTTCCTTGTTTGTCAGTTTTCGGTGTGACTCCGTCAGGACACATACCAAAACTATCATCTATAACAACTGTAGAACAATTACTGCCCTGCTCGTCTTGCTTAGGCGTTACTCCATCCTCACACAAACCAAAGTCTGGCTGTGGCTCTGGCTCCGGTTCTGGCTCCGGCTCTGGCTCTGGCTCAGGTTCGGGTTCAGGATCTGCAATGCAGTTACCGTTTTCATCATAAGTGCCATCTACGCCAAGATCATCTTTACAAGGCCCGCCTTCATCAAAATCTAGCGGCGGATCTTCGCACTTGCCAGTTGTTTCATTGCGAATTTGCTTGCCTGTACATGGATCTAGCGTTGCAACGCAATCACCACTTTCATTGGCTTCGTATCCAGATAGACACCCACCACAACGATCTGTCCCACCCTTTCCTGCCGGTATGTGTGCTCTATTTTGCTCAGCACATTCCTCTTCTGTAGGTCCTATAGGTGCTTGTTTGGTTGGCTCGCACTGCTGTGTTTTTTCTGAAAAGAAAAATCCTTTAGGACACTCGTTACACTCAGGATAGTTAACTGCCCCGTTAACACACTCTTCTGTCTCGTTAGGATCTGTAATAAAGAGGTTTGGAAACGCTTCTTCAATTTCTTCTTCAATACTGCTTTGTATGTATCCGCCGATCCATACGCCAATACTTCCACCAACAGCATCCCTGATAATATCTTCAAGATCTTTATCACTTATGCCGCCTGTAATTTTAGTTAAAACTTTTCTAACTTTTTCTTTTGCTTTTTCTGCCGCATCTTCTAGCCAGCCGCCCGGATCTGAAATAACATCTTTGATGTCCTGCCCGGCTTCTCTAACTGCATCCTCAAGGTCTTTCCAAGTAATATCAACAATGCCAGGAGGCATTGGAATATCTAAGCCAGGTATGGAAAAAATAGCGCCAATGTTTACGCAGTCTTTCCAGCCAGCATAAGGCTCATTCCCTCCCGGCCCGTCAGGATCAACGCTTCCAGTCCAAGATTCGCATTCTTTAGATATGCCAGCAGTACCCCTAAGAATACTATTAAGAAGATCCTCAAGATCTTTCATGTTAGTTGGGATTGCCCCAGTAACAGCACCTTTTATTGTCTTAAAGATGTCTTTAAAGGTTTCGGCTTCTTCTTCGGTTATTTCTTCTCCAGCTTCTCTAGCTTCATCTAGAACTCGCTGAATAGCACTTTGCTCATCAACTTCTTCTTGTTGGCTTTGCCATTGATCAAAACCACCAGCATCGTCAATCTCTTGGTTGATCCTGCCAAGCTCTGCAAGAAAAATTCTTCTTAGTTCAGCTTCAAGTTTTGATGTGTCATTTGCAATTTCTGGAGGGACTTCATTAGCTCTACCAATAATTGTTTGATATATCTGAGTAAGCGGGCTATCTCTATCAATTGGATTTCCATTGATATCAACAGAAAAATCTTCTTCACTCAAAGTCCCAGTGGTTATAGCTGTAATTATTCTTTCAGCTTCAGCATTTAAAGACTGTAAAAACTGAATTAAAGCTTCATTTGTAGCCATGTTTATTTCTTCCAGTTAGCCAGACCACGCAGGCCAAACGATGCCGCAACGGCGGCGCCTAGAAAACCTTTGTACCACTCAGGCATACTATCAAGAGCAGAAAACCCAGACA